TATAGTAACTGAAGGAGTAATTTCAAATCTTGATGTAGTATCAATAATCATACCTGAACTATTAGCAAAGCCAACATCATTAGCAAGCAATACTCTTCTTGCTGAACCAGTTACAATATACTCACTTATTTGAGCTCCTGCTCCTGCTCCTGAACCTGCTGCGATATAAAATGTTGATCCTTTATAGAAGTCTGTATTTGCTGATAGTGATGAAGTCTCTGAAGTAATTTCTGATATTACTGCTGTTGCATTAGATGTTTGACCTCTAACAACCACTAAAGCAGAGTTACCAAAGAAATTTCCTGCTATATCAACTACTCTTAAAGATGATGTATTTGCTTCTACTACTACTGCATTAGCAATGTTGTTTGTTAAGTTAGGTGCACTATTACTATCATATAGATCGCCATTAGCATGTTTACCTAATAGATCAATTCTTTCTACTTGGAAAGTTCCAGTATTATTAGCACCTGCTTGACTATAAGCTACGTTAGCACTTACTAGAGATTCTATTTCTACCATTCTAGTATTACCTCCAACGTTGGTAACTTTTACTATACCATTAGCTACACTATTGTATCTACTACCACCTGTGTTAACTGTAACAAAGTCAATTGCTCCTGATACTGCATTACCTGATACATTTGCATTATCAATAATAGGTATTTTCTTAGAGGTTGTAAATTTGTTATATTGAGCTAATGGAATTTCATACATTAGCTTCCATTGATATCTGTCTGTTGTTGTAATGTAGATATCATCATTAGCAGATGTTTCTGATGCACTTGGTTTATCTATTGAAAGTGCACCTTTGTTATTTCCTAAACATTTAAAGACACTAAAGTCTCCATTTGCTTCTTCTACATGTACAAAGAAATTTTTATCTTTTAATGCTCCGTCTCTGTGATCATATTGAGCATATACTGTATTTGCTACCCATGCATTGTTTGCAACCATGTGTTTTATATCTGATGTGGTCACTTGCTTACCATATATCATATCTCTATATGGTTGATAATAAGCATCTTCTGGTGAATTGTTTTGAGTAGGTGGAGTGTTGTCATCTGTAAAAGAAGTATGCTTTCCTAAGAAAACATAATACAAACTATTCGCAGTCTCGTTAAGAGATTCTACAAACTGCTTTGCATTGTGTGAATTAAAATTTGATGTAACTAATTTTCCCATTACGTGTTTACCGTTTCTAATATTTCGCTATTGCTACTTCTTAGTCTTTGTATCTGATTGTTTGAAACAGATATTGCAACATTAGCAACACTTTCCTTAAATACTCTACCAAATAATCTTGTGCCTGCAATGTGCGTAGATTGTAGTAGTATATCCCTATATTTATTTAAAGACAACCCTGATTCAATAACATATGAGTGAGATTGATAAAAGTCATTGTCGTGTATGTATTTAGTATTCAAAAATGACTCCTTAGATGCCCAATATCCAGGACCTGTACCAGTTGTTGAGACATTTGCTCTACCACTTACTACAATATCAATCTCTGTGTTAGTTGATCTTAATGTTAGGTTAGCATTATGTTGATAACCAAATCCACTATCTGTAACTTCTACTGCTGTAACAATACCGTTAGCTGCTCTTGCATCTGCAACTACATTAGCATTGTCACCAATAGGTCTAGTTGCATCGTCTTCGTATATTGAGTCTATTGTACCACCTGCTGCTGATGATGCTCCTGATAATGTTCCTGTGTCATTAAATCCAACACTAAATGATAATCTTCTTATTCCTACATCACCTGTGCCGTCGTTATTGTTCTTAAATTTGTATACCTGACCTTTTGCTACACCAGATGAAGAAACGGTCCCTAACGTTGTTAGAGTTCCTGTAACACCTGATACATTTGCATCTCCTTGACTTGGATCACCAAACGTAACAGCTGCTGCTGTAAATGGTGTTGCATTAGAAGTATCAAAGCTAAAATTATTTTGTGCGTCTTCTGTTCTTACTCTTAAGTTAGTGGCTGTTACCGATGTTGAATTACCAGTTGTTATATCACCTAATATAGTAACAGTTGAGTTAACTGTTTGTATAACAGATGTTCCAATTAAATTTTCTATAGCTGTATTAGATGCAGCTGCACTTGATGCACCGTTATTAAATGTTAAAGTAAATCCACCTGAGGCATTTAACACTTGTGATTGGAATGTTACTGTCTGGTTTATAGTTTCTCCAATAATAAAATCTATATAAGCTCCATCAGCTCTCGTGTTCATTCCTGTTAAGTTTACAACTAAATCTTTTCTATTGTACTTAGCAATACCAGGAGTATATACAGATACAAATGGATCATGGCTATAATTATTACCTGGGTTAATGTCGGATAATGATGAGATTGTACCAACGTTTCCGCTTATTCTTGTAAATACCTTATCTAAAATAGTTGTAAAATCGCCGTCTTGGTCCTTTGGAAATCCATATCCAAAATCAAATACTCCCTCTACATTAGCTACTGTTCCTGATGTACTTGGTAATGTTGGTACAGAATTTTGATAGAATCCAGCACCTTGAGTTACTACGGTAGAGCTTATAATAGTTCCTGATCCATCAGTTGTGATATTGGCTGTAGCATTTGTAGTAGGAACGCCTCCTCCTGCACCACCTGCATTAAACTCTATTAAAGCTCCGTTAGTATATCCTGTACCACCTGTATTAATATTTACTGAGTCTAAGAATCCTATTCCGCTGTTACCGCCATCAATAACACAATCTAAGTATGCTACATTGGATACATTATTATCACCAATGATATCTGTGTATATTGTTATTGGGTCTTCGTTCTCTAATGTACCAATACTAAAGTCAGCTCCAATTCCAGTACCTACTCCAACTACGTTAGCATATGTGTTTGATACATCACCTTTAATAAATGCTGCTGCACTATTATGGAACGTTGCTGTACCACCATTTGAATATCTTGTAGTTTTAAAACCTATGTTAGTTGCATTGGATCCGATTACTGTAGCAGTTATAGATACGTTAGATGTTGAATCTATTGATGCGTTTACTGATGCATTAGTATTAAAATATACATCTGATGCACCTGTGTTAGATACTGTATTGAGTACTGCAATTGCATTTGTTCTTCTACCTTTAATTTTTAGATTGTCATTAAATGCACCAACTACATCGTTCAATACTATTTCTGAACTGTTAGCTGTAGATACAATTGCATTAGCACCTGAGTTGGTTATATTAACATCTGTTACATTAGCTGTTGTTCCTGGTGCTCCTTTTACAAAAATATTATCGTCTGTAGTAAATACACCAAATACACCATTGACAGTCATTACTGTAGAGTTAGTAATTGCAGCTACAATACCATTTGCTCCTGAACTATCACTGTTTACAGTATCACTTACTGAGAATATAGCTTGTAGGTTTCCTGATGTGTTTATTGTTAATGTGATAAACGACTCTTCATCTACTGGCTCATTAACTTGAAATGTATGAGTATTAGATGCTAAGTTCATTGTAGATGTGACTTGGTTTCCGAAAGAACCAGATACCATAGCAACTGTTAGATCACTTACACCTGTTCCTATTGATGAATTGATTAGATATCCATTTGCTACAACATGACCATTTGATAAAGCACCTTGAATTGTTGGTAATGTTTCTATACCAAATGCTTGTAAGTTTTGGTTAAAAGCTGTTGCTGCAATAGTTGTAATTTTTTCTACATCTTGTCTAACTGTTTCAAAGTTTAAGAATCTTGCGTTGTCTATTTGTGATGAATTACTATATGATTGTGCAGCATTAATAACATTGTTAACTGTAATGTTTTGATCGTTGACGTCAGTAAATGTAACATTGCCATCTAATGAAAAACCAAAACCACCATTTGCTAATTGAAAATCTACTAGACCTGTAGCATCAGCTACTGCTGTTACTCTTGCTTGTCCTTGTCTACCTGATGATGCTATGATGTTAAAAGTATCACCTACAACATAATCACTACCACCTAATGTAATGTCTACTGATGATAATGAACCTGTTACTATTGGCATATCATCTGTGAGTCCGTCTGAAGACTTAGCTATAATCTCTCCTCTTACAAAGTTTCCTCTAAGAGTAGATAGTGTTAATACGTGAACTTTTACGCTGTTTAAAATCTTTGTTGATATACTTTCTACAAAAGCCTTAGCACCAGACGTTGCTCCAACGATCTCCAATCCTTGCAATGATATAAGATTATCTAAATCACTTGCATATACTTCGATGTATTTTGGTAGTTTATAGTCTGATGTTGATGGTTTTAGAACGTCTTCACTAGGATATCCTACTGATATAGCCTCATCAAATAGTAATCTGAATAGCAATTGTACAGCTCTTGGTGTACCTTTTGCACGATAAAAGTCCATGATATTCTTAATAGTAAGCCTATCATCTGCTTTAACTAATCCTGGTAATTGTGATAAAAACGTTGCTTTGAAGTGTTCTAAGAACTCTCCTGTTGTTTTATCTATATCTTTATACTCTAGTAAATTACGTGAATAGTCTAATGTTTTATCTGTTTGTTCTAGGTATTCGTAATAGGCTTTAAGAAAGATCTGAAATATCTCACCTTCTTCATTATAGAATGCTGGGAATTGCTCCTTAACAAATAAAGAAAGTTTGTTCTCTATTTGTCGCATTATACCCTCTCTTGAATAATGTTGACTATTGGAGTTTGATTATATCTTAAGATAATGTTCTTGCTTGATTTAATTGTTTTGTTAGCTGGTGTAGCAGTAATATTAATAGCTGCACCTGAGTAAGATGAAACTTTTAAACTATTAATGTTTACAATTCCATTTTCATAATCTACTGTACCAATACTGTTTTGTACAATTTGCAATTCACCATTTGCTTGTCTTACAACTTGCATAGTTCCTAAACCATTATCTCTTAAAGAACAACTTGTAAGATTACTAAATGTAAATGTTGTTGATGATACTGGAGAGGTTCCGTCTACATATTGATTAGATGCATTTGGTATCTCTTGTTGAATCTTGTTATTAAAGTTTAGCACAAAACTATTAGCAGAATCTAGTGTTGGGTTAATTAGTTTTTGTAATGTTATTGTAGTGTCGTTATTTAATATAGCCGCATCACTATCATCTATATTTCTTACTAGCTGTGAGTTTCTTAATGTACTATCAAACTTATTAATGTTTGTAGTTGCAAAACTTTGTATTTTATCTATTACTAATGTCTTAATATCTAAATCTGATTTAGAAGTTAAGTTTGGATCATATCTTACATCTGTATTAATGTTTACAAATAAGAATTCTGGATCAATAACCTTAGGTACTACTGATAACGGTGATCTTAATTTTAAGAAGTCTTCAATATCTTTCTTTCTACTATCTGGAATACCATCAGCATTTTTTAAATCTACTGATACAATTACTTTACCAAATTCTGGCGGTGTTGCATCTTCTCCACCAAAGACATTTAGTGTTTCAATGTCGTTAAAGTTTTGTAGTAGTAATGTTTTATAGTCACTTACTGTAACAGTTCTATCTTGAACTGTGATTGATCTAGGAGCATTTACTTTAATAGAATCTATAGATTCTGCTACACCACCACCTTTAGCAGATGATACTAGTGTGATTGATGTATTGTCATAAGGTATGTCAGCTGTTCCTATTGTAAATGAATTAGCTCCGTTTGGCAAATCGCCTGATGATTTTCTATACACTGCTTCAACTACGTTACCATTAATTAGTTTTCTACCAATAACGCCATCGCCAAATTGTATTTCATACTTTTCAGATTCAGCTGGAACAACAAAATAAACATTTGATGAGCCGTCTACTCCAATAGTAGTTCCAGTTTTAGTGTATACGTTATTAGTTGTGTCTGTTGTTGATGATTGTACTTTTACTTCTAAGCTATTAATATCTATTTCTTTATTAGTTAAAACAAATCTTTGTCCTGTGTTTGCAGTATTGATTGTAAAATATTCATATACAATATCACCTTCATATAAATCTAAGTCTTCGACAACATATCTTCCGTCATTGTCAGCTGATATGGTAATTCTTTCATTTGTTGTAAATGTATATGTGTTTGAATCTACTTGAGTTGTAAAAGAAGTGAACTTAGGTAATGTAATAGACGCTGGTGTGTTAGCTGGTAAAACTTCAAAATCAATAACAGCTTTTGATGATGTATGTGACCCTGGTAAGTAGTTTAATGTTTTTGCATGTGATACTACGCTGTCTCTTAATTGTGCACTGTCAATAAATCCTTCAGCAGCGACCATATTAAGATAAAAGTTTTGCATATATGTGTTATATGACAAAATATCTAACATCACACTCATGTTAGAACCATCAAAATTAAAGTCTTTAAAGATTTCCTGTGACGTAAGGTATTGCTTAAGATCGTTCTTAATGTCTGTAAAATCTATATTTGCTACTGATAAACTACTATTTGCCATTACCTTATCCTATCTAATTCAAGATCCAATACTTGTTCCTGTTCATTATTTATTAAATTAAATACAATTGATACATACATTGCATTATTATCTGGCGACGATGATACTTGAACATTAATTAACTGTGCTCTAGGTTCGTACTGATCTATTGTTTCTGTTATTGTTTGTTTGGCTACTATCTTAGCTTGAGGTGTAAAGTTTTCAAACAATAATGATCTTAACTTGCATCCTATTCTAGGTTGCATTAGTCTTTCACCCTTATCAGTTAGTACTAGGTTCTTTATAGATTGTTTTACAGCATCAGCATCTTTCTTCAAAGCTACGTCGCCTGTTGAAGGTAAAAATGCTAAACTGTTGTTAAAATCTGTAAAAGTAGCCATATGTTTATTTATCCACCAAAGTTACGACGCTCTGGTCTCTCTCCTTTTATTTCTAAATTAGGTATTAACAAAACTTGTTCTATTGTTTTTGGGTAGTTGCTAAAATAAGTTCTTTCATGAATCTCGTCCCAAGTAATACTTGGCTTTCTAGGTTTCTCTAATATTAGGTTAGCTTCAAATAGTTTATTGTCTCTTACATATTCAAGGTCAGCTTCTAATAATTCAATGTATAAAATATCTTTATTTTGTTCTCTTTCATATTTTATTATTTGAGCTTGAGCATTTTTTCTCATTTCTGGATTTTCATTATTTCTTTTTTGTTCTTCCTCTTTAACTAATATGTCCCTTTCAGCTATTGCTTCCTTTAAAGGAATCATTATTTCTAGAGCTTCAATATATTCTTGTTCTATTTTTTGAGCTTCTTCTGTATTTGGATTAAGTATTACGTTAGCAGATGTTTCTAACTTGTCTGCTGGAGCTATATCTTTTTCTGGTGGTGCAGTGATATTAGCTTCTGCAGCTTCTTCAACTGCTTCTGCATCTGCAGCTGGTAATTTTGTTTCTATACCTTTTTTAATTACATTTCCATCTGCATCTAAATCTAAATTAGGAACGTCTTTACATATTGCATCTAAGATACTTGCTGGATCAGAACCAGGTAACGTAATAGAAGGAATGCCTCCCATTAAATCTTTAACTGCAGATAAGTCTCCTGTAGCTAACTTTCCTAATGCACCAACAGTATTTTGTAATTGTGCCTTTTTTTGTAAGTCTTTAAACTGTGCACTTAGACCTTCTAGTTTACTTGGATCAACTCCAGCTTTGGATAGCATATCATCAATGTTAATTTTTCCACCAAAGTTTCCTTTAATCCCTTCTAGCTCTGATAACAATGCACCAGGGTTATCTAAGTTGCTCATTAACTTAGTCATTTGTTCTTGTAAATTAGCTTTTGGTTTTGGTATCTCAGGTATTGCGTTTTCAATTTCAGCAGCAATACCATCAGTAAGACCTGTAAGGCTGCTTTTTAATCCTGCAATGCCATCAGCAATACCGCCAGCAGCACTACCAATGAAACTATCTTTTACTGTGTCCATAGCACCACCGATCTTCTTATCGAGATCTAGTGCTGCTTTAGATGGTCCGCAATGTTTTCCGCTCATAGTTATGTTCCGCTAGTTGGTGAATCAGAATCATTCTGCTGACCTGAGTTTGCACCGGTTCCAGTATCCATTGATGTTGTTTTATGAGTATGAGTATGCAATGTAACATTTGTGTCAGTAATGTTACCAGATACAACATCAATAGAACCGTTGTTATAATCAATAGTACCAGTAGGTGCTAAGATTGCTTGTGTAGCTTCACTCTCTACGGTTTGATTGCCAACAGATTTAATTTTCATTTTACCTTCTGCAGCAATGTTTAGATCACCACCTGCAGCAATGTTTAAGTTGTTAGCACCAAGCAAGGTATAATTGTCGGGTAAGATATGTGTTGCCTTGCTTAGGTTAGTTCTTGATTCTTCTCCTGTAACTGTTTTATTAAATAGTCCTTTAATGCTATCAATAAAATTACCAACAGTAGTAATGTTTACATTTTTAGATACTCTTTGATTCATGTTTCCATTTATTTGAGTTGACTTATCACTTCCAATCTCTTTAGCTTCGTTACCAGCAATCTTTTGAACTACATCACCTCTTACAGTGAGTAAGTAATCTCCATCTATCTCTTCTATCTTGTTTCCTTTAATAAGCGTTCTAGCATCACCATTGATAGTAATGTTAACATTGCCTTTAACAAACATATCTTTTTCACCAAAGACAACTTCGTAGTCGTTTCCTACTACTTTAGTCATTCTATCACCGCTTGGTTGAATTTCAAAGAATGTTCCTTTTGTATGGAATACGTGTATACGTTCTGCTTTAGGAGTATCATCTACTTCAAACACGTGACCGGCTTCTGTATACCATACGTGGTTTAGAGGATATGAAGATTTAGGAACCCCTGGTGGAAAACGTCTTCCTTGTCCGCCAAATCTTGGATGAGGCTCTTTCCATTCTGTTCTTTTGTAAAAACTTCCCTCTTTATCTACTAATACACTTGATACTTTAGAACCTTTAGCTGAGTATATTGTGCCTAAATCCTTTTTATTCTTTCTTTTGTTTATTAAATTGATATGTGATTCTGCATTTTTTCTTGCCAATCTAGGTACTGATGACTCAGATAATTTAGAAAAATTTGGATCATCTAATGGATATACTTTATTCTTTAAGTCAGTGAACCCTCTATCACCAGGCTTTTGTGATGGTTTTCCTGCCAACGTTCCTATAACAATTGGTGTTTGGAACTCGCCTTCATCAAGGAATACACCATAAACCCAAGTACCTTCTACAATTCCTGTTGGTGATCTACCTACGCCACTCATAGCAGCTGATGTTATAGGTTGCACTACCATTGCCCATGGTAAATCTTCTGTAGGAAGCGCAGACGGATCTTCTGTATGAATAGAATATACTCTTACTTTAACTCTACCTAATTCTTGTGGATCGTTTCTATCTTCAACGACACCTATAAAGTTTCTAAAATTAGTAAATGATCCTTCACCTGTTTGCATTATTGTTTCACCACTATATTGTTTTCTAAGTTATCTGAATTTGCTTTATAACTTTCTTTATTGCATCTTACTGTGCACAAGTATTCTTTGCCTATTAAGTTATGTGCTACAGATGTTATTAAGTATTTACCAGATATCTTAGGTTCTTGTCCTTTGTCTTGTGTCTTACCAGACATCTCTAATATGTTTAAGTCTAATACTTTACCAAGTGTTAAATTAGAATTACCTGGTACTGTTAAGGTTAAAGATACTTGATTTAAGCAATCAAGATAAAATTTTCTTCTAGGTATAAGTTCTTTTCTTTTATCATCAACGCCTATATTGTTAATCCATTGAGTACTATTAATAGTATTTAAGTGCTCGTCTATTATTGCTTTTGAGTCTAATGACATAGCAACATCATCTAAATGTTCAAACGTAACAAAATCTTCTTTTACTCTAACTGTAGATGAGTTTACTCTTTGATTAATAAGATCAATTTCTCTAACTGCACTTGCATATGCACCACTCATTATCTTTTCCATTACATCTTTATTAGAAGGTAAGTCCATTTGAGTTATAGTGTGCTGAGGGTCAGGATCTGGTACTGTTGATGTAGGAGTATACTTATACTCTATTGCATTGCCTCTCTCTTCTGCAATAACTCTTTCTAAATTTTTAAAGTTATATCCATCTACGTTTTCATAAAATAAAAAAGCTGATGCTCTATAGTTTGAATCGTAAGCTCTTCTAGCAAAGAAGTCCATAGTTTCAAACGGAGTCATTCCTGGAACAATATAGGTATAAGAACCAGTTGTCTCGTGTATGTTTATTTTCTTGTCCGTACCTAACTTATCAAATACGTGTTTGACTGATTTATGAATATTAGATTTAAACGATTGGTTTATGTCCATAGATGATTGTTTCATACATTCTGGCGTAAACGCATCAAAAGTATAAATTTTTACATCAGTCTTTTCTTCGTCTATTTTGTAATCAACTTTATATATTCTAAACAGCAGAGATATTATTTTATCATCTTCTTGTGTGCTGCTAAAACTTATCTTAAATGTTTCAGTGCCATCAAACTCTATTGCATCTAAACCACCCGAGCTATCCATTACTACCATTTGAGCTCTTACTTCTTCATACTCAAAGTCCTCTTTTATTGAGCACAGTGCCATAATAGAAGTAACATCTACTTCACCGCCTGCGTGTTTTATCTTTACTGAGTCTAATAACTCATATTGATTTACAACGAATCCTGCTGACATTATCCATTCTCTATCATAGCTTCTCTAAGTACATCAAAAGCCTTGTTTGCTACTCTTCTATCAATTAACTTAATATTTCTTTTAGCCTCATTAAGTTCAAGTTCATATTCATATTGTCTTACAGCTGTATAGTTTCCAGTCTGTCCGTACAACTTGCTCCAAGTATATGTACCGCTATCATAAGAATCTTTGGATATGATTGTGCCTTTTGTATTATGTTTATAATGAACTATATTAGTTGTTGAAGCAATTTTTTTAGAATCTTCTACTGATCCATATTTGTCAATTATAAAATCCTCAAATTGATTTGATGTCAATGGCCAATCATAATATGGGTCTACAATGTTATTTGCTAAGAATATTAGCCATACGAAGTTAACATTTCCGTAATATGCATCTGCTATTTGATCCGGTCTTTGACCATCTTGTATAGTATAATCATATATTAATGTAGGATTAGCAAGTATTTTAGTTTTAATTATTGGTCTAGCTAAAAGATTTCTAGCTACCTTGCTTCCATATTGTATACTTGGTATATTGTTGAAGTATCCTTTAATAGCCATTATCTAATCTCCGAATTTTGATAATCTTCAGCAGTCCATATTTCTGTTTCTTGGAATGATAAAGATAAATCAATTCTTGTTGGTGCTTTAGTTCCAGCAAAGAACATATTTTCGCCCTCTGGTTGATAGTTTACATCCATACCTGTTATTGCACTTCTTTTGAAGTAATGTAAATATTCACCAACACCTTCATAATATAAGTCTACTTGATCTGGATAATTCATAAAAAAGTTAGCGTCATTGTATGTTGATTGTTGTCTTGGATGAGCATGCTCTCTTATCTTGTTAAGTATTTGCCAAAGTGTTTTAGATTCTTCTGCATCTGAAGGAGCGAACTTCCACTGTAATGTAAACGTTTTTAAGTCCACGTTTTTGAATAAAAGTACAACGTGAGGATTTACAATATTACCAAATGCCTGGTCTGCTGCTCCTCCAACACCCATACCTAATTCATTAATAGCAGATCTACCAGCTGCAGCACCGCCTTGTATCATGTCTTTTAAAGCACCTTCTGCAGATAATGAAACTGGATCCATTGCCTGTGCTGCTTCTACTGCATTAGCAGCTGAAGCCACTGCTCCAATTAAAGAACCTCCAACAACTCCTAACTCATCTTGGTTATACTTTACACCAATCTTATCCGTTATACCTTGTCCTGGAATAGGTAATGCTACAGATGTAATTACATCCGTGTTTGGTGGTTGTGCTTTCCCAGCTAGTGAGAATCTGACAAAGTTCATGATAAACTGATGTGTTCCTAAGTCTGAAGGAAACTGCATTAATTTTACAGAACTATCTTTTTCTGCAATAGCTTTTGTCGGGAATACTGTTCCCGCATTTCTTCTGCCTGCCTTTATTGCGTCGCTCATACGTAATCTCTAATAAATACCCTTATGGCTTATTCAGGAAAATTTGTTGCTCGAAATCCCAAAAAATATAAAGGTGATCCTAATAATATTATTTATAGAAGTTTGTGGGAGCTCAAGCTAATGAAATACTTAGATTCTCATACTCAGATAATAAAATGGGCTTCTGAGGAGTTTTGTATACCATACAGAAGTCCTATTGATAGGAGAATGCATAGATATTTCCCAGATTTCTGGGTCGAAAAGGATGATGGTACTCAAATGGTAATTGAAGTTAAGCCTAAACAACATTTAGTACCTCCACCTAAACCTAAAAGAAGAACCAAAAGATATGTTCAAGAGGTTGCACAATTTGCTGTTAATCAGCGTAAGTTTGAGGTAGCAGAAGAGTTTTGTAATAATAAAGGAATGAAGTTCATGATAATGACACAAGATGATCTTGGAGTACTAGGATAATGCCAGCATACTTTTTTCAAAAAGCTATTAAGATGACATCGGAAGAATTTGATTTTGAATTCAAGTCGATGAAAGAAATGTATAAAAAGTTTGAAGGTGACCCTATCAAACGATTGAGAGAGCTCGGTGAAGAAGAGGCTAAAAACAATCCTATGCAGCTATTGCAAAGCGCAGGTAGAACAAAAAGACTTTTACCTGGTAGGATGTATATGTTTAATTATAGAAATCCAATATCAAAACAAAATGCTGATTACTATGATATGTTCCCAGTTGTATTGGTGTTAAATGTATATGAAAAAAAAGATTACTTCCAAGGATTAAACTTTCATTACTTACCTCCTATCTATAGAGCTGAGTTAATGAATGAGCTGTTTCCATATGTTATGAATCCAGGTGTTACAGGAGACGAACTTGCTACAAGTATTAGAGGAAAGCTAGCGCCTAGAGTCAATTTTGAGTTTATGAAGAAGAGAAGAAACCTCATGTC